GAAACGCACTCATAAAGAAGGCGAAAAATGTGATCACCAATCCTTTCGGACGAATCGGTAAATGGAATCCGGCGATCACGAATGCTAAGACGATGAACGAACTCAATACTATCGAGAAAAACTTGAATGCTCGAGTTAAATTGAGAAACAATATTAAGAGAAGTACGCTCACTCCCAAGGAACAACGTGAATATACCACAATGGTGATGAAACTCAATAAAAATGTCAAGAATACCCGGAATCTCTTTGAAAGGGGTGTGAATAAAAAGGTTTCAAATGTCACGGGACCCCTCATGAAGGGTATTCTGAACAAGGTGGTGGCTAACAATAAAGGTAGCTTCAATGGTGGTTTGAGACTCGGGAACAATAACAAGCCAAACATGAAACCTAACCCCACATTTGAGAAAATTACTAACGCGGATAAGAAACCACTTATTTCTGCTATCAACACACTCAAGAAATTACCTCAAGCTAAGAAAACTACGTTCAAGGGTCAGCTTGATACTGCGTTCAAGAATCAAAATCTCAACAAGATGAAAGAGATTAGGAATAAGGCAGTCATGGAAAACCGGGAGATTTCAGAAAAGGAAAAACGAAACAAAGAAGAAGCCAAGAGAGTTGTGATATTGGAACCTAAACCCCCTAATACACCCAAGCCCAATAAGCCTTCATTTAGAAGTCTCGTTCAAAAAAACAAGGAAAAGCGAGTCATGAACAGTGTAAAAATAGCGTCTCAAAAGGTGGCAATCAGCCAAGCCAATGGAGTGGAACGTAAGAAATTGGCAGTGAAATACGCACCAAGGACACAAGCCAATGTAACCAAAGCTAATGGTTTTGGTAAGTTACTTGTTAGAAAAGAAGCTGAAAAGGCTGCCAAATCGGCTAAGAGATTTATATCCGAGACTGAAAAAATGCGAGCGAAAGCTCGAGAAAATAAGAAGTTCAACAATTCACTCGCAGAAAAGAGGCGAATTTTGAGAGAAAGAGAGGCTAAGTCAGCCACAAAAAATAAATAATGTAAATAAAAATGAATGAATATGACGACTGTACCGTGACTACCGACATGCATCTCAGCGACGATGTTGCCGATTTCATCGAAAAGGGTCTTAACGGGGATGCGGATGTAAAGGAATGGTGTGACAATAACCTCGATAATATCGCAGAGATATATGAGAAGTACGGGCATTCGTACATGTCATACAGGGATGCGGAATTGGTGTTATTATTTGCGAAAACGTTATACGAGAATGAGATTTCAGACGCACACGAAAAGTTGTCTCTATTTGTAGCGTGCCAATATTAGATTGTAATTTAAAGAAATAAACTTCCTTTAACTTAATGGAAAATTGTGATGTATGTTGTGAAAAATTAAATAAGATAAATCACAAAAAAGTTAAGTGTCCTTTTTGTGATTTAACGAGTTGTAGAACATGTTCTCAAAGATACACACTTTCATCTTTCGAAGATCCACATTGTATGGGGTGTAAGACTTTATGGAATCGGGAATTTGTAGATTCATTTTGTACCAAATATTTCCGAAACACAGAACTTAGACGACATCGTGAGAATGTTCTATTTGAAAGGGAAAAGGCGCTCATGCCTGAGACGCAGCCCGAAGTTGAACGAATTATACAGATGCGGAGACTTCGTCGTATAATTCGAAAGCAAAAGGAGCGTCTAATGGATCTTCATCAAGTGTATCAAGCGGGGTATGAAGTTACTAACCAAATACCACCAGAAATGCAGACACTCTATCGAGAAATGGAAAACACCTATCGTCATTTAGAACAACTTCGAAATCATGGAACACTAGTAGATGCAGAACCTAGACGTTTTGTTCGTCAGTGTCCAATCGAAGAGTGTAAGGGGTTTTTAAATGAAGAATGGTTTTGTGGATTATGTGAGTGTAAATATTGTAAAGGTTGTAACGAGATCCTCACTGAAGATCATGTATGTGATCCAGAAACGGTCGAAACCATGAAACTTTTAAATAAAGATAGTAAATCATGTCCAAAATGTGGAACGGTCATACATAAAACGAGTGGATGTGCTCAGATGTGGTGCATCAGTTGCCATACCGCGTTTAATTGGCGAACGGGTGAAATTGAAACTGGGCGAATACACAACCCGCACTTTATAGAATTCAAGAAGAAGACGATGATGTCTCGGGAACATGGAGACATCCCATGTGGAGGTGTGCCAACATTTAGGGAACTTCGGGAGATGGGAGCTACCAATGAGATACTTCAATATGCGATGGTGGTACATCATGTCGAACGAGAAAATATATATCTTGATACGAGACCCATTGAAAATTTACACGTTCGTGTAGGGTATATGCTCAATGATATAGATGAAATAGAATTTAAACATTATTTACAGCGTCAAGAAAAATACAAAGAGAAAAATCGAGATCTTTCTAATATTTTTGAAATGATTGCAAATACAGGGGGTGATATTCTCAGACAATATATACTCGAACCACAGCGTCACGATGAAATTATACACTTGTTACAACAAATTGTAGAATACGGAAATGAAATTTTTGAAACAATTCGAAAAAGGTATAATTGTAAGTTACCAAGAAATATTTTTGTGTGAGTACAATAAGATGATACTCATACTATTTTTAATCATATTGGTCATTTATATGTTACCAGTGTACCCACGACCTAGAATATACCACAATTTTATAACACCTGAGGAAAGGAAATATATCATAGAGAGTGCCAAAAAAGAACTCCGCCCATCTGTCCTTTCTGAAGATCGATACATAGATGAATCTATCCGTAAAAGTGAAACCGCTTGGTTGACTCGGGAAGATCCAATTGTTGAAAATATCATGATGAGATGTTTAAAGCACACCGACAGACCACTTCAGAACTGTGAAAAGCTTCAGATTCTTAGATACAAGTCAGGAGGGTACTACAAACCTCACCAAGATGCATTTGAAGATGATAGTAACATGAGACTCCACACATTCATATTAGCACTCAATGACGACTATGAAGGTGGTGAGACTGTATTTCCAAATATAGGGAAAGAGTATAAGCTTAAGGCGGGTGATGCACTGTTCTTCGACACACTTGACAACTATGAATGTATGACATCCAAGGCTTTACATGGTGGGAAACCTGTAAAGTCAGGGGAAAAGTGGATATGTAATTTATGGGTGAGGAAGTATCCTTATTAAAGATTAAATATGTAATTTTATAAATGGTATATAAAGAACCTCAAATTATAAAAAATTTTTTAACACATGAAGAATGTGACTTCTTAATTAATTTTGAAAAGGAAAAACTTAAACAATCACGAATTGGACTTGGTATAGATACTCGAACTGTTACAACATTTAGAAATTCTTTACAAAAATGTCACGCCATGGATTCTGATAAAGTTATTGCATCAGTCATGGCTAAATGTTCCAACATAATTAACATACCATTGAATTTTTTTGAAATTATTAATATAGTTAAATATGAGACTGGTGGGTTTTTTAGACCACATAAGGACGGAGTGGGTCACGATGTGGATCGAATAGCCACATTCTTGTTATATCTAAATGACGATTATGAGGGTGGTGATACACGTTTCCCAAAATTAAACAAGAGTTACAAACTCGAAAAGGGTGATGCACTATTCTTTCATAATTTTAATGAAGATTTGTCGGAAACAAAGTACTCAATCCACGAGGGTTGTATAGTTACAAAAGGTGAAAAATGGGTCGCCAATATTTGGGTCCATAAAAAGCCTATTATACGGTATTAATATACTTAAAATCTTTATTCCATATTAAACTATGAAATGCTTCGCAACTTTTTCCGAAAACAGTCTCTACAAGATAAAGTTGGCAAAGACTCGTAAGAATGTTCTTGAAGCTATGTACCAGCGACCGAGTATCGTGGAGGTGCGTCCTATTAGGGAAAATCTGAGACTTCGTTTACGTTTCACTGAAGCGATAAAAGAAGCACAGGAAATGTGTGAAATGGATAAGGATTCGTCGGAGTGTCATTGGGCTTGGTACGAGGTGGATGAATTAGAGGATTCTATGCTACGTCTATACCCCTATAGATGGTAACATTTGGTGGATCATCATCATACCCATAATACTGAATCGATACCCCAAAGAGATCTATCATTTCCGGATTAACTTCTTCATTCATGTATCTTTTCCAATTTTGTAAAGTTGTGTGGAAATATTCAACACCATCCTCTGAAAATGCACAAATACGCATGAATGGCCTACTGCGTAGCTTTCTCATATATTCATAAACAGCCTCAGGTAAAGGTGTTGTTCTATTATATACCGATTTTAACACGTCGACAATGTAATATCCATGTGAATCGCAAATTATATTTACCTGCATTTTGGGAAACCCCTTGATATACACTTCAAAATCTGAATTACTGGGGAGGGTTGTATATATTGGTGTTTTTTCACCTATACACTCCTCATGATACCCAACACCTGGGTGTGTATGATATGATATTTCCGAATACCACACCTGTTCAATTTCACACGTGTCGACTGTGTTTCGTTTTTTTGATGTAATCCTGGTTGGTGTACTATATT